TTGATAAATTAGATTTAGAAAAACACGACATATTGATATTTTGCGATCCTTACTACAATTATAGTTTACAGGATTTTCAAGATATTATTGATGCTTATAATAGTTGGTATAACAAAAAAGACATATATTTTATGGGATTTCATCCCCATAATCCAGCCAACGAGGAAGAACAAGAGTTTCTTGTTTCTCCGTCAGGGGAGACTCCAGTGATCGATAGTGACATAGCCTATTCTATGATGTTGATACAAAAGTTCTCGCAATTACAGGAAGCTTCTGATAAACTACACCGTCAAGGCTACTATAAGTTGTGGCCAAAAGAATACTATCGAGACGTCGTGGTATCAAGACAAAAAACTTATAGACGAATATTCGGAGGTCAAAATGTTAAAAAAGAAACAAGCAATGAAACGAGGAGGAGCAGTCAAGAAGCGAGGTGGCGGAATGATGGGTCCTAAAAAGAAAATGGCAAAAGGTGGCGCTGTTAAAAAAAGAGGTGGAATAGCTAGGACGATGAAAACAGCATTGGAAAGAGCTAAAGCTAGAAAACCAGGCGGTAGACTTAATGTTGATGATATTAAAAGAGCATTAGCAGCACCTAAAGGTAGAAGCGCTGCAGCGAAAAAAGCTGCTATGAAAGGTGTTAAAACTAAAGGCAGCAGAATGTTGGCTAAACTTACTCAAGGTAAAGGCAATCCTGCTGGTAAAGATTTGTCAATGAGAGGTGCAATGCGCAGAAGAGGAGCAAGCTTGTTGGCTAAATTAAGAAAAGCTAGAGCAAAGAAGTAGATGCCAACTTACGGTTCAACAGCAAATTTTGATCTCTCTATAGATGATATAGCAGAAGAAGCATTTGAACGATGCGGTTTGCAAGTTCGTAGTGGATACGACTTAAAAACCGCAAGACGTTCATTAAACTTATTGCTTTCTGAATGGGCGAACAGAGGACTTAATCTTTGGACAATTCAAAAACAAGAAAAGACTTTAGCTGCTGATACTACAGCTTTAACTGGCACTAATTTATTTGGTAGTTCTGCTGATGACAGTCAACAAATTGTTGATATTACTGATGTTATTATCCGTGATTCGAGTAACAATGACTTTTCTACAACTTCGATTAGTCGTTCTACGTATTGGAACTATGCGGTTAAAACGACCAGCGGAAGACCAAGTCAATACTACTTTGAACGTACGATAAACCCAACACTATATCTATATCCTGCAGCCGATACAACGTACACTCTAATATATTATGCTCTTGTTCGGATGGCTGATTCGGGTGCTTACACCAATAATGCTGAGATTCCTTTTCGTTTTCTTCCATGTTTATCTGCTGGATTAGCTTATTACATAGCGATGAAAAAAGCGCCAGATAGAATTGGTATGTTAAAACAAATCTATGAAGATGAGTTTCAACGTGCCGCAGCGCAAGACGGAGAGAGAACAAGTTTATTCTTAACACCAAAAACATATTTACCAGGAGCGTAAATGGGTAAGTATGCGTCAGGTAGATTTGCGCAACGAATATCCGATAGATCGGGTATGGCGTTTCCGTATAATGAAATGGTGCAAGAGTGGAACGGTTCGTGGGTTCATATTAGTGAGTTTGAACCAAAACACCCACAACTAGAACCACTTCCTATAGTTACCGATCCTCAATCCTTACAACATGCGAAATCGCAAATTGCTAATTCAACTGTTTTTGTTGGCTTGATTGGAACAAACGTTGACACATTTGCTTCTGTTGGCATGCAACCAAAAGAGAGTAAACCTACCTTATTGCATAGCTCGGTAGGAAATGTTACAGTGAGCACGTCATGACCGATTATTCCGATTTAACTGATAATGTAAGAAATTACACTGAAACAAGCACTAACGTGCTCTCTAATGCTGTTATTCAACCTTTTATTGAGTCAATTGAAGATAATGTAAGAAGAACAGTCGATTTGAATTATTATAGAAAATATGACACTGCAACATTGACAGTGAATAACCCTTTTTTACCACTTCCTGCTGATTGGGAAGCAACGAGATATGTACAGTTGATAGATGCCTCTGATGACAGAACTTTCTTGATACAAAAAGATATTTCGTTTATGAATGAATACGCGGTAGATAGAACGTCTGCTGGTGCTGGCACGCCTAAATATTATGCGATGTGGGACCAGGATACACACTATCTAGCGCCAACCCCGAACGCTGCATTAACTGTAGAGCTCGCATACACGTACAAGCCTGCTGGTTTAACAAGTACAAATACATCTACTTGGTTAAGTCAAAATGCTCCAAACGTGCTACTGTATGGTTGTGTTTTAGAAGCACTTGGATACTTGAAAGGTCCAGCGGATATGATACAATACTACGACAAAATGTATAATCAGTCTGTACAAGCACTTGCCACATATGAGATGGGGCGTGATCGTAG